GAGCATCACATAAGCCCAATAGCCCAATTCTCGCAGTGTGTATATCCTTTCAAGGTCTTGTTCAAGTGTTGTGTCAAAATTACATAAGACATAAACGATCAGGCTTCTTTCATTGCCGCCATATATGTCTTTGAACATCTTGAATTTCGGCAGAATAGTTTCTTTGTCTTGATACCTATCCCACGCAAAGTGAAGCTGTTTCATTTTTATTTGCTTCAGCATTTCGGCCTTTTCTTCTGTCATCAGACGAATATCAAGCCCTTGATTGATGTCCACCCATGCCTTGCTGTCAATAAGCTGCTGCAAAAGGTCTTTCCATTGCTTGCAAGCAAGAATATTCGGATCGCAAAGGACAATGTTTTTTTGACCGTTCCAGAATTCTTTCAAGTTAGCAACTTTCCGGGAAGCACGGCCTTCCTTTGCTTCGACATGGCAGAAGCTGCATCCTCTTGGGCATCCCCTCGAAAGGAAGCCGTATGCCGTGTCAGTGATGCCGTATAATGAATAATCAGGATATATGTGTTCTATTTCATAGGGCAGTTCAATGTCTTTGCTTTTATCAAAGACTTCTTTTCCATTAACAAGGCTGATGCAGTAACCGCTTCCACCCTTGATGACTTCATCTGCATCAATGTAAAATTCATAATCCGGGGAAAAGCTGAAAACCTTTGACATATAAACCTTGTCCATGTGTCCCGAAAACATCGGTTCATACCATTCAACATGATCCCCTTGCGCTTTGTGCCACGCTGATATTTTCATCAATGGGATATTAGGAAAGTTGTGACCGTCTACATCAACCAGTCCGATTTTTGGCAAATTTAAAATCATTCCTTTCAAATTAAACAAAGGTCAAATTGCTATTCAGGCAACACTTCCCTTCTATAAGATGAAAGGCAATCATCACACAGCCATTCGCCGTTTATGTACACCGCATCTTCCTGCTGAATCGGATTGTCACAGTCAGCGCACACAGGAAGCTGTGCAAGCCGTCTGCATTGTTCCCGGTCATGTGCTTCCCACAGGTCATAGTTGTCAGGGATGTTCAATCGAATGCACCGCCTTCCGCTGCTGCCTTCAGGAACCGTGCAAGGCCGATGAATGCCCACACAATCAGAACGCCCATGCTGATAACTTCATTTGAAATGCACAGCAGAAGCAGACTTGTAATTGTCAAGATACCTTTTGCCATTTCATGCCTTCCTTTCTGATAAAACTAAGCTGACAGCAGCTTTTTCAATTATCTTCATCCGTCTTGCTCTTTCTTCATCGGTCAGAATAGGCCTGAACACTCTGACCGTTGTATTCGGATATGTAAAAATTATTGGTTCTTCATATATGTCCTTGCCCTGACCGCTCAAATAATCACGCCCTTTTTGTTGGTCTTTTAAGATATTCGCTGACTGGTTGTCTTGATGTGTGTCTTAATTAGATACTGTTTCAGCAAAAAAAATACGGTCAACCATATCACAGTCAAGATTATATCTTGACTTGATTTTCGTGATCTCGCCCTGTTTGAATTCGGTGCCTTTTTCGTTGATTTTGTTCGACACACTCTGTTCAGTAATTCCAAGATATTCCGCAAGTGAAGCATTGGTGTCACCGTTGAGCAACATAACACTTCGCATCAGTTTGCTGTTCATGCATTCACCTTCCTTTCTGAATTAATTTGTGTCTAAACAGGACACCTTGCGGTAAAAAAATATATGCATACTACATATTGTGTCTGTTCAGGACACCGTTACTATACTACGATAATTTTCGCTTGTCAATAAGTATTTTTTAATTTTATAAAAAAATATTTGATTTTTAAGACATGCTGATGTATTATTAAGACACAGAAAGGTGGTGAACCTCTTGGAAATAGGAAAGTTAATAAAAGATGCAAGGATTGCGAAGGGATTTACACAAGAAGAACTTGGCAAATTCGTTGGTGTTCAAAAGTCTGCAATTGCTAAATATGAAAACGGCAGAGTGGTCAATATAAAAAGAAGCACTCTGCAAAAATTAGCCAAAGCATTAGACCTTAAAGGATCAGACTTGATAATTGAATCTAATCCGAAGGAAGCTGCTGAACTAAGTGCAAGAGTGCTGATTGATAGTGATTTGCGTGAAACGCTTGAAATTTATTCTATATTGTCTGAAGAAAACAAGAAAATTGTAAAAGAGTTAATCCGCAGTTTGGCAAAATAAAATCGTTGTCAGATGGCACAGATATTCAATTTGTGCATCGGTTAAGTTTTCTATAATTTTTATTAGGTCTTCTTTTGTCATCTTGTTTCCCTCTCCTTTCAACCGGGGAACTAATGTTCTGATTGACTTATCTAAAATTATTGTATTGTTAGAAACTTTTAAAAGCAATGGTAAGTGTTGCTATATATTACAATTGATGCCATGTCGAATACAAGCGAACTGTGACGGAAGATTGAAATGATGTGGGGATGACCGCTGCCAAACAACCACCCCCACACCTGAAAGGAATGATAGGCCATTTCTGACCTGTGCATAGCCTATCATTTTATACGCAAAAAATACAGCCAAAAATAAAGGGAAAACAGCGAAAAATACTGCACCCTTGCCCCCCTTATATGAGGGAATGACGATAAAATTGCTTATAAAATGGAGAAGTATTTTATGAAAGAACAGAAAAATGTTGTCGCAAAGCCTTATAACAGATGCCTTGAATGCCATCATCGTAAAGACAGAAAGTGTGACGGCCCCCGGACTTCAGCAATGGAACTGCCCCGGTGGTGTGAATTCATGCGTGACATGAAAAGGGCAAACGGTCTATCAAATGCAGATGTTGCGGATAGGTCAGGCGTGTCAGTCAAGACTATTGAACGCCTTATGGCTATTAACTGCACACAGGACATCATGCGTGAAACCGCAAGGCTGATTGAAGATGCAATCATTGGTTCATCAAATCAATATCCCTGTTATCTCGCATTTGAAGAAACCGTTCCTGACAATTCACAGCAGCTTTCAACCGCAATGACCGAACTGGAAAGGGCTTTAGCCGATAATAAGGATTACAGATCAGCACTGGACAACATTCATTCTTCCTATAATGCAGAAATGCAAGCCATAAGGGATGAAAAGCAAAGACAGATTGATTTTTTGCTTGAAGAAATAAAAAGGCTTCGTGCCGATGTTGAACACTGGCGTTATGAAAATGACCGCAAAGGCAAGTTGATTGATACTTATATGGAAAAGATAGTTTCAAGATAAAAAAGAACCCAATACAGAAGGGAATGGTTGGCATGTATTATCAGCCAAAAATTGATTTTAAACCTGAAGAAGTAATTGACTATTTAAGAAAGTCACAGTCTGATGACCCTTTACTGACTGTTGAAGAAGTTCTTTCAAAGCATGAAGCCATGCTTGATGAATGGGCTGAAAAGCATCTCGGCAGCAAAGTGCCTGAAGATAACAAATACAGGGAAGTTGTTTCTGGCGAAACATTGAAGGACAGGCCTGAAATTCAGATTGTATTGCGCCGAATAGAATCACCCAAAATTAAGGCTGTCAAAGTTGTAGAGCCACAGCGTTTAACTCGTGGTGACCTTGAAGACATCGGACGGCTGATGAAGCTGCTGAAGCATACAAACACCCTTGTCATTACCCTGAACAGAATTTATGACTTGCGTGATGAATATGACTGGGATGCTTTTGAAAGGGAACTGAAGCGTGGCAATGATTATCTTGAATATTACAAGAAAATTCAGGCAAGAGGCAGATTGCAAAGTGTTGCATCCGGGAACTATCTTGGAACTTATGCGCCCTATGGCTTCAAGAAAATAACTGTCTTGGATGGTAAGCGCAAATGCCCAACGCTTGAAGAAGATACTGAAACGGCAGATGTTGTCCGCATGATTTTTGATATGTATGTAAATAAGGACATGGGATGTCAGCGCATCTGCAATTATCTTGACGATATGAAAATAAAACCGCCCAAAGGTGAATTTTGGTCACCTGCTGCAATGCAGGACATGATTGAAAACATCCATTATATCGGCAAGGTAAGATGGAACTTCAGGAAAACTGTGACTATCGTTGAAGACGGTGAAATTATCAAGACAAGGCCAACTGCAAAGATAGGGGAATATCTTATCTTTGAAGGCCGACATGAAGGAATTATCCCTGAAGAATTATTCAACGCTGCCCAGGCAAAAAAGGGAAGAAACCACAGGGCAAAAGCAAAAACCAAAGTCAGGAACCCATTGGCAGGTTTAGTGTGGTGCCGTTGCGGAAGGGCAATGTCTTTAAGAACTTACAAGAACAAAGACGGCAGTGAAAGAAATGCACCTCGGCTGCTGTGTGACGGACAAACCCGGTGCAAATCAGGTTCCGTTCTCTATGAAGAAATGATTGACCGTGTATGCTCTATACTTGAAGAATGTATTTCTGACTTTGAAACACGCCTTGAAAACAATGAAGGTGATTCCGTCAAGCTTCACGCAAGCCTTATCAAAAACCTTGAACAAAAGAAAAAGGAACTGGAAGCAAAAGAACTTTCCCAATGGGAAGCCCAATCTGATCCAGACCCTTCAAAGAGGATGCCACAGCACATTTTCCAGAAGTTGAATGAAAGGCTGCTGAAGGAAAAAGAAGAAGTTCAACAGGCACTTTGCAAGGCTTACGAATCCATGCCTGAACCTGTTGATTATGAAGAAAAGATTATCACTTTCAAAGAAGCACTTGATGCCTTGCGTGACCCTGATGCTGACCCGGCACAGCAGAACAGTTTGTTGAAGGCTTGCATTGAACGGATAGATTATTCAAGGGATAAGCCTGAAAGAATTAAAAGTCAACAAATCCGTTATTACGATAAGGAACAGAAAAAAACACGCTATAAATCACCGTTGAACACAGGCGGCAACTGGACAACACCACCCATTGAATTGGATGTGAAACTGAAGGTGTGATTTCTTCGCACCGTTCATTTCCATCATTGATGTGCAGGTTCACTTGAACATTGATGATGGAAATAATCAAATAACCTTATATATCAAAGGAGAAGACGATTATGAACACATTAGGATTATTAGAAACATTATTGATTGCGGAAATGATAACAGTTGAGGAATACAAGGAAAGAAAGGCCGTATATGTGGAATCACTGCTTGAGTTATATAGTATCGGCATTCTAACACACGAAGAACTAAAAGAAAAGCTGAATAAATAAGAATTAAGGGAAGGCAGTCAGCCTTCCCTTTTTATGTTGCAAAATATCCAAAATGAACCCTTCCCTTTTATTTGAATTGCTGAAACTGCATTGTCGGTGTTGTTTTGTGCTGAAAACTGTTCTAAAATACTGCCATCTTTATTTAGGTGGTGCTGATATGGCGGTTATTCCTGCAAAAGTTAAAACCCGGCTCTGTGAAGGCGTGAAACGGTATAAACCGATTGTTGCAAAGGCAAGGGATAAGGATGTTAATGAAAGCGATACTGTTGCAATCATTCTTGATGTCTTGGCTGATGTGTTCGGATATGATAAATACACCGAAATAACATCCGAATTCGCAATCAAGAAGACTTTCTGTGACCTTGCTGTGAAGATTAACGGACAGCCACGAATTCTTATTGAAGCAAAGGCGGCAGGACTTAACCTGAAGGAAATGCACATAAAACAGGCTGTTGATTACGGTTCAAATTCAGGCGTTGAATGGGTGATTCTGACTAATGCTGTTCACTGGATGGTTTACCGCATCATTTTCGGAAAGCCTGTTTCCTCTGAATTGGTTTATGATTTTGACTTCACGCAGATAAATATCAAAAGGGAAAGCGAACTTGACTTTCTTTATTATCTGACAAAAGAAGCAATGTCTAAATCAGGCAAGGCATCCCTTGACGAGTATCATTCGCACAAGCAGGTAATAAACAAGTTTGTTGTTTCGCAGGTTCTTTTGTCTGAACCTGTGCTTGATGCCGTTCGGAAAACAATTAAAAGAATATCCCCGGATGCCAAAGGCACCAATGAAGAAATATACAGGATAATTAATGACGAAATTATCAAGCGTGATGTGTTGGACGATGAAAAGACAGTGGCAGCAAAGAAGGCAGTTAATAAGGCCTTGAGCGCACCGAAGAAGCCTGAAAAGCCTGTTGCTGAAGACAAAGCCGTGGAAATGAGTGTCTAATGATTATTGAAGTTACAGAAAGTGTCTACAAAGGCATATTGATTGAGCGTGTCAAGGACAAAGGTTGGAAATGCAACCTCGGCGGCACTGAATATCTGTTCCCCTATTACACAGCCGCTGAAGCTGCTATTGATGAAATATATGCTGACATCAAGCCTGTTGTTACAAAGAACAAAGGCACAAAGCTGAAGAAGCTGCCCAAAGATGCAAGCAATGATTATGTAATGAACAAGCAGCTTTCCGCATTATCTGCTGAACTGATGCAGCTTGAATATGAAAATGCAAGTCTGACATTGAAACACCTGAACAATCTGGCTGATGCGCTTATCAGCAAGGATTATGCTGAAGCCGAACACATAACAAGTGTTTTACTTCAAGCTGCTGAAGCGGATGTGAATTTTTACAAAGGTGAACAGGCATAAAAAAGAAGGGCAAGGGAATAATCCCCTGCCCTTTTATCATCTGTGGAACTGTTCAAGGTCATCAATGCGATGATTGGCAACGCTTAATTTTTCTTCGTCAATGCCAAGCTTGCGTTCCACTTCATATAGTCTTGTCACAGCGTTATTATGCAAATCCTGTTTCTTTTCAAGCTGATCCAGTCTGTACAAAACAAGGCTTATTGTTTTTTCCTGCTGTGCTTCGGTTCTTTTTGTCTGAAAATGATTGTTGATTATACATACAAGAATAGCTGCTGCCGCTGAGATGAGTGCTTCAAACATGGCCAATATTCCTTTCAGTTATTACACGCCTATAACATACCGCAAAACAAAACCTGCATTGTTGTATGTGATTCCGTTCGCCGTTCCTGCGGCACTGTTGTCAGCGTGTCCAGTGATGTGTGTATTGTTTATGTACAAATATTTTGTTGCAATAAGTTGAAATTTGTTTGCTGCCATAATGAAGGTGTTGCCAAAGCCTGACTTTGCCGTAACGAAAGCCTTCGGAACAAAAAAGTGGTGGAAGTTTGTATCCTGTGCCGCTCCGTCATTATACCTGCTAAACACAAGCACAATGCCAGAAGGTTGGGCAGAAACAGTTTCGGAAAGAGCAATTTTGTGTGTTTCGGTCATATAATAGCCGCCTGTCCACAGAATTTTTCCACCGCCATTATGCACGGTTTTCCATTCACCCCACGCACTTTGATAATAGCTTCTTTCGTAGATAGCCCCTATATCTTTTGACAATGCATGTGCAATCTGGCACTTCCCCATTCCATCACCTTCCACAAGCACATACAAACCGCCTGTTGCTGTGCTTGCCCACGGCCTATTTATCAACGAAGCACTGACCGCCGTGTTTGGGATCGCATAAAACCCCGGTTCAAGAATGTCATCAAGGTTCTGCCCTGTTTGCAGATAGATTGGGGAATTTGGTGTTTCCGCATGGCCGAAGACTGTCGGCAAAGCAAATTCAACGCCTTCTGTCAACTCGGACACCTTGCCGAAGGCAAGCCCCCGGCCTGAAGCGTTGAAGTCAAGGAGCGTGAACGCTGTTGGTATTTCAAAGATGCTTCTGACCGTTGCGAATCCGTCTGAAATTGAAAGCCTGATGTCATAGCTGCTTTCAGTAGACATGAAGCCAGATGCACTGACAATTGTTTTGTTCAATGCATAAACAGCACCGCTTGTCAAGGTTGTCCATGTATCGGCAGTTTTCAGCTTGTATTCTATTACATAAGAAGCAGAATTCTTGCCGTTGACGGAAGACATGCTGAAGTTGACCGCTGCACTTAAATATGCGCCGTCATAGTTTTCAGTGCCGTCTGCAAGGCATCTGAAGCCCTGAAAGCTGATAATCTTCGGTGCAGTATATGCGACAACAGTCCACTGCTTTGTTGTGCTTGCCGTTCTTCCCCGGCTGTCAGTGATAGTTATTTTTGCAGTTACAAGGCCGCTGCCAGTGATGACCGCTGCTGTCGGTGTTGCCCCTGAATAGCTTTTGCCTTCAAATTCCGTTTTATATGTTTTTATGGTTGAACTGTAAGCCCCTGCCGCCGTAATAGTAAACTTCGGCTTTGACTTGTTCTGTACCATGTTCCCGAAGGTGCCTTGATTTGTTGTTGTGTCATTCACGGCAACGCTTGAAAATGTCGGCACAACGGTTGAAGGAACCGTGACCGTGAAATTCTTTGACACGGCTGAACCAATCTTTGTGCTGCCTGAATAGGTTGTGACGGTGACCTTTGCCGTACCGCTTGTAGCATTGGGAATGGCATTCATCCAACTTGTAGGGATTGCATAGCTTGTGGATGTTCCCACGGCTGTTGTTGTCTTTGAATAGCTGCCGAAGCTAAAAACAACAGTATGTGTGAAGCTGCTTGACTTTCTGCTGATGTTCACTGTGACCGCATTTGTGCCGTTGATAGCAACCGAAGCTGTCACGCTGCTGATGCTTGATGCCCTTGCAATAGTGTTGAATGTGCCTGATCCTGAAGCTGTCACATTGCCATAATAAGTGCCTGACAGCGTGACATTTATTCCTGCTGTTGCGGAAAAGGAACAGGTCTTTGTGCCGTCTGCTGCATGGGAAACAGTGACCGTCTTTGTGAACAGCGTTTTTGTCTGATTGCCAGACAGTGCAGCCGTGAAGTTGAATGTGTATTTTGTGCCGTTAATAGTCAGGCTTCCGCTTTTGCTTGCGCTGCTGTTTATTGTGTAGCTGCTGCCAGTGGAAACAAGCTGCACCTTTGCCGTGACAGTTGAAGTGTTGTTTGCAACTGACTGTGAATCAACCGTCCATGCTATTTGAAGCCTGTATCCTGTTCTGATAGCTTGCTGAATTGTGCCTGATGCTGCCATAATCTGCCCCCCATCATTTTCTTGAGGTCACGAAAATGATGGCCTATCATTCCTTGACAACCTATTTTAAAAAAAGGCCGTTTTTTTAAATAGAACTTGAAAAATTAGCTGCACATTTTAAATTAACCGCTTAATTTAAAAGACAGATTGCCGTTTGCCCTTGGCATGAAGGCAAAGTTTCCGAGTTGTAAGCTGTGCAGGATTTCCGCATCTGTGACATACAGCCGCCGATTGCTGAAGTATGCGACTTCTGCGCCATCCTGAAGGAAGCTTATTCTGTCATTGGCAATCTGCAATTCAAGTTCATTTCCGATTTCACCGAGCAGAATTCTGCCGTCTATAAATCGGATGTATTTTCGGATTTCTTCAAATTCCGCATCAGTCCCGGCAGCAACAGCTTCAATGTCCTGGCTGAACTGTGTGAATTGAATTTCAACGCTGTTTTTTGTCTGTTCAATTTCCGTGCTGACCGATGACACAAGGGCATCTGTTTCATCCTTCAGATAATAGTTTTCGGCAACAA